ATTCTTCTTTGCCCACTTGAAACGCGAATGAGGATTGACTCACATCGCCGCGCGCCACCTTTGCGTATACGCTCAACGCTTCGGGGTCATCTGGGTTGATCTCGATTTCATAATCCAACCCGTCGGGCGATTCCTGTAAAAGCAAAGTTCCTGCAGTCGTGCGTCCCAGCACCACGTTCCAATCATGGTTGAAACAGCCGATCGTATCGGGACTCTCCGATAGCACGCGCTGAAATGCGCCAGGCTTGATCTGTTCGCGGAACCAGCCGCGGATCACGGTCTCCTGATTGAAGATGGCCGCCTGTCCCTTGATGATCATCTTTTCATCCGCGCGTTTTTCGGTGCGCACATCCAGTCGCAAATAGCGAGTCTCGATGTCGTCAGGTAGTTTTGTCTCTTTGCTCATATCATTACTCCTCGAATAAGCTCATCAGGTGGTCTGCGGTTGGCTCTTCCATCTTCCAAGTCATCAGGTCACCGCGCTGAGCACAATACGCGCCAATAATTTCATCGGCACGGTCCTCCGAAAAATAACCAGCCTCCACAAATGGTTTCAACTGTTGGGCAATATGCATGCGCAGGTCGCTCTTGTAAAACTGTTCAAGCCATGCGGTGTATTTTTCGGGTCGGTCCTTGGTGCGTTTCACAGCATCGCGCAGCTCGTTGATCTCGCGGCGCAAGACACGCTCAGCCATATCTCTCAACAAGGGTTGAATGGAACGTGGCGTCGGTGTTGTTCCTGCAACCGCCATGTTCAACGGCACCAATGGCTCATCGAGTCCGTCGAGCGGGTTCCAATTCTCCTTCTCGCGGGCTTCGTTGCGGGTCATAAAACCATTGGTGATGGCTTGTGCATACGCTGTAAAGCGGGCATTGATGTCGGTGCGCAGCATCCCATCCACCAAATGCTCGAAGAAATAAACCTTTCTTTCTTCAGGGAGCAACAGGTCTTTGTTGAGTTGCTGCTCGATGCGCGTCAGCCACGGGCGCAGGGTGTGCGAGAGATATCCAAGCTCTTGCTGTTCGATGCCCGTGCCCCAGCTGCTGGTCTTGGTCACGTCGCCCATCATGTGAGGTGGAATGCGGAAGATGCGCGCGATCTCCGCTACTTGAAACTGTCGGGTTTGTAAAAACTGCGCATCTTCAGGCGGGATCCCGATCGTGGCGATATCCATTCCCTCTTCGAGGATGGCGGGTTTATGGCTGTTATCCACTCCCTGGTGCATCGCGCTCCACGACTCTCGCAAGTGTTTGAACGCATCATCGCCCAAGGCCTGCGGGTGCTTCAACACGACTCCAGGCCGCGCATCGTTTTGGACAAACTTCGAACCATATTTTTCCGCCGCGATGGATAAGGCAATTGCATTTCGAGCCTGGCTGATGCGGGAGAGTCCTGTCAATCCATCGAAGCCAAAGGCGGGAATGTGCAAAACTTCGTCTTGTCGGAATGCCCGCTCAGGTCCCTTGAGTGGACGATACAAATACTTGCGGATTCCGCCATCACGGAACACTGTCATGCGGTCGGGGCGCAGCGGCCAGATCTCGCGCACCACTCCCTTGCGGTCCCAGATCATCTGTCCGTAGAAATTGCCCCATCCCAATAAATGGCCTTGCAAAAACTCACGGAAGACCATGCTGGTATGCTCAGGGTTGGGCGCATCATGCATCAAAGAGTAATAGGCTTGATCCGTGGCGCGTTCTTTGCCGCGTGTCAGGCGGCGATATTCGATCAAGGGCAGGCTGGAGGTATCTTCCGAAAGGATCGTAAAGCCCGCCAACACCGCCGTGACCGATAACGATCCTTCCACGGTCAAAAATTCACCCGTGTACGTTTCCTGTCCCCAGCCGCGCACCACCCAGCCGGGCGGGGTTTGGCTCACGTGAAACGTATCCGAGCGTTTTTGCACCATTGCGGACGAGATGGGCATTAGTTAGGTTTCCTTGAGCGGGCCATGAAGAGTCCCATCCACATCGACAGGTACGAGCTGGCCACCGACTCCACCACAAGTACCGCTCCGACCACGATCAGCCCCGTTGCGATGGAAACGCGCAAGGCGATCCCTGCAAACAAACACAGCAGGCCCAGCCAGTAGGTCATCTCGTTGCGGTCCAGCGATTGCAGCCAGGTCATGTTTTGATGGCTCCGCGCAGTTCGGCCACTTCCTTGCCGAGTTGCTTGATCTCATCCGAAAAACGCTGCGCCATGTGCGCGATGGCTTCGTTGTTGGCCTTGCGCTGCTGTTCGAGAAAATCCTGCCATTGTTTATCGCGCGATTCGAGCGAGGTTGTCCATTGTCTATCGCGCAAGTCGAGCGAGGCCATAAAAATGGAAACGATCTTGAGCGAAAACCAGACGAAGATCCCCACGAGGGGAACTTGAATGAGTAATCCAATGTAGGCTTCTGTCCCCATGATTACTTCCACCCCTGGGCATCTTTGAGTGCGGCGGCCATTGAGTCGGCCACTTGATTGGCGTGTTGCATATCGCCGACACCACCGTCGAGGTGGGTCACCTGCGGTTTGGTAAACAGGCCAAAGGCAAGTTTGGTGCGACGAATTTCCACATAGGAATGATCGTCATCGTGGAATAAAAGGCGTTTGGTAAATGTCAGGTCATCGGTGGCAAGGACTTTGCCGGGGATATATACCCACCCATGCTTTCCCCCTCCGTTTTGCGAGGCCCACAAGTTCGCCAGGCGGATCGCGCCGATGTATTCCTTGGCTTGATCGACGCTCAACGGTTTAACGACAGACTCCCACACGATGGTGGCTTCATTGCGGATGCGCGCAATGGCGGCGATGATGGCAATCCCCGCCTTGTAAATATCAAAGCGGCGGTAATTTTTGAACGGTCTTTCAAACGTTTGATTGTTTGCCTGCATGAGCGCCTCCGCAGAGAATAAAAAAAACCGCCCAAAGACTTTGAAAGTCTTCGGGCGGTTTCAGTTCCGAAATACAGCCCCGCAATGTAGCAGGGCAACCAGTAGTTATTCGATTAACTAGATTATAGCTGTGCGGAGCAAATTGTCAAGCAGGTATTTTTAGATTTTTCAGATTTGCTGGATACGTTTTATCAAGCCTCGAATGGCCAACAATACTATTGAAAGTATGACGAACGCAACTGCAATATCATCAAACCCAATACCGAAAGCCTGTTGGATAGTGTTGTTTGCATTTTCCAAAGTTTCAGGGCGAATACTTATCGCGAGTGTTGGAGTTGAAGTAACAACCATAAGGTAATTCTACAATAAAAAATGACAGATGCCGGGGTGAGGGGGGCACCTCGGCGTCTGTCGAAAAATATTTTAGAACAAGTTTTCTATTTTGTCAAGCCCTCAATTTTCAATAATGCATCCCCGGTCATCCTTGCTTCTTGAAGGATAAAATTCAAATGCCGCAAATATTCAACCTGCCTCCATCCAATCTTGGAGAGTTCGCTTACCTCCTCGCCGACTCTCGTCAGATCTGAAAAACAACGCTGGAGCTTCTCAAGCTCCAGCGTGTAAACTTCCTTCGGGTCTGTGGTGTATTTGGACTTCATTATGACTTCCTGGCATATTCGCCTTTGTCATGCAGTCGGTCACTGATGTCCTGAAGCTCGGCTGTGATGCGGTTCAAATCTCCAACATGTGCCCAGTTGTGACCATCGCGCGACTTGCTCGCCTTGTGGTCGTGTAATTCCAACCCTGCCTTGATTTGCTTCAGTAACTGCTCGATCTCTTGCTGTTTTTCTTCGTAGGTTTCCAATGCGGTTTTGCTCATGATCATCTCCTTGCTTGTGATGCCATCATTAGGCCGCCGAAGCCGAAGGAAGTCAAGGACTTCACACCGTCCGAATCCCGCGCTTCTCATACACACTCTTCACCTCAGGATGCCTCAGCGCCAGGTCAATCGCCATGATCAACGCCACCACACCGTCGATCTTCTCGCGGCTTTTCTCTTTATCAGGTTTGATGTTCCCCGATGGGTCCATGCGTGCCACGAGGTTATCGGCCATCCATGTCAGCACAGGATTGTTTCCGTGAATTAGTTTTTTAGACAGCACAAGCCTCTCCAATTCTTTCATGGGTGGACTCATCGATGCGAATCCCTGACCGAACTGCACCATCGTCATGCCTTTGTTCTGCAGCACCTGAGAGACTCTCGCTGCCCCCCAACGGTCGAAGGCGATCTGGTCAATATCGTACATATCCGCATCCAGCTGCACCTGCTCGAATATATAGTCATAATCGATCACGTTGCCTGGCGTTGCTTCGATGTACCCCGCTTTCACCCACTCCTGATATTTCAGTCCCTGGTCGCGGGTGCGCACGGCCATCTGGTCTTCGGGAATCCAGAAGCGGCAGAGCGGATACATATTTTCTTCTTCATCCATAAACACCATCACGAACGCGGTAATGTCAGAAGTGGAAGACAGATCCAGCCCGGCGTAGCAGGTCATGCCGCTAAAACGCGCGCCAAACTCCAGGGCGGGGATATCTCCGCCGCTGGCACGCCATTTATCCATTGGCATCCACTTGATTTCGCCCTGCACCCACACATTCAACTCGCGCCGCAGAAAATTATTGAGCGCTGCAGTCATGTGTTCAGCTCGCCTGGCTTTCATCTTCAAATCATCGAGGCTCTTGGAAACTTCGAGATTGGGATTCGCCTTGCTCCAGCACTTCTCATCACGCCAATCATCCCCCTCATCGAGCGTGAAAATAATTCCAAACCACGTATCGTCCATGAACGACCCATCCTGCCAGCCTTCGAGGACTTTACGCGTGTACTCATGCTTTTCATAACAGACGCTTTGGCGGTCCATGCCTGCGGTAGTGATTGCCACGATCAACGACTGTTCGCGGGATCCTGTCGCTGTCTCGAGCACGTCCCACATTTCGCGCGATTTCCATGCGTGTAATTCATCCGCAATGACTCCATGCACATTCAAACCGTCCGTCGAATCGCTGTCCGCACCCAGCGGCATGTATTTGCTGGCCGTCTGTTCGAGGTTGAGATTGTCTTTATAAATGCGGATGTGCTTTTTGAGCTGCGCATTCTTGCGCACCATGCGGATGGCTTCCTGATGCACAATGCGCGCCTGGTCGCGTTTGGTTGCCGCGCTATATACCTCCGCGCCTGGCTCTCCATCTGCGAACGCCAGGTACAACCCAATCGCCGCGCCAATGGTGGACTTTCCATTTTTACGCGCCACCTCTTTGTACAATGTGCGAAACCGCCGCATGTGATCGACGGTTCGTTTCCATCCAAAGACACACCAGATAATAAACTGCTGCCACGGCTCGAGGATGATCGGCTCTCCGCCGCCGCGTCCCCACTTCCCCTTGGAATGTTTCAGCAATCCGATGAACGTCAAGGCGCGGTTTGCATCGTCAGGGTCGAAATACAAACCGCGCTCATGTCCATGTTCCAGGTCATGCACATGCCGCTGGCAGGCAAGTACCACCCATCTGCACGCGGATATCCTGCCATCGATCACATCCCGCGCATATTGTTCCGCAGGATGCAAAACCTCCTTCCGTTTTGCCATGTAAGACGTTTACTTTCTGCCTGATAAAAACTTTGCCATTGCATCGTCTTCATCGGGAGCTTCCACTTTGATGCGCGTGCGGCTCGATGGGGTCATCCCAAATTCAGACGAGATCCTCACCATGCGGTCCATTGCGCTGTTCTTGATGCTCACCCACGGGTTCTGATAGGCCCCGCCCTTATCCGAAATAATCACCGCGCCTTCCTTCTCCAATTCCTTGCAGGCGTTCACATAATCTTCCCATGCCTGGCAATACGCCACCAACGCAGCGCGGTCCACGAGGGTAAGGATTTTCAGCTTGATCAACTCCCGCGTGACGCGCGCCCATTCCTTTCGCGCCGCGTTCTTCAAATGCGGCGGGCATTCAGGGATACCAATCTCTGGCTTCGGCTCTTTATGATTCAACGCCCGCTTGCCGGGGTTCCCCTCCAATTTTTTGACTTCCGTCGGTTTTGGTTTACGTCCCCTCCCCATGTTATTCCTCCAATTCTGGCTGTTGGCCTGTCATTTCAGACCAACGTTCTAAAACAACCGACACGTATTTCGGATCATTGTCCATCGTGTGGCAGACTCTTCCTAACTTTTCACAGGCGATCAGCGTCGTGCCAGATCCAGCAAACAAGTCCAGCACGATGGCGCCAGGCTGGCTGGAATTCATGATCGATCTCTCCACCAGTTCCAGCGGTTTCATCGTTGGGTGTTCTTCGCTTTTTTTGGGGCGGTCGATCATCCATACATCCGATTGCTTGCGGTCGGGTACTTCCTGGATGCGCGGAGCGCGGTTATCCCAGCCGTACCACATGGGTTCGTATTGTGTGTGATAGTCCTTGCGCGACATAACCAATTGGTCTTTGACCCAGACGATGGTGCTCGACCAATGGAAACCTATCTTGCGCAATGCGGCATCGATGACCGGCCATTCCTGCGCACCCATTACCAGATAGATTGGCGCTCCCGATTGGCAAAAACTCCGCATCTGTGTCACAAACAAATCCACAAAGATGCGGAATTTCTCTCCCAGGTTGTCATTGTTCATGGTGCGGGATCCATAGGATGGATGGTCATGTTCGCCATAAGCCACATTCCACGGCGGGTCACTCCAAAGGAGGTGAGCCAGGACTCCCGCCATCAATCGTTCTACGTCTGACCGTTGAGTGGAATCCCCGCACAGGATACGATGCGGTCCGCAACGCCAAAGTTGTCCCATCTGCACCTTCCACTTGGCCAGCAATGCTTCGGCACGATCAAGACGCGGTTCAGGGTCTTTCATGGCCGCGGCTGTTGCGGTAGAAACGCCCACCAGGTCGTCAAGCTCTGCAGGGTCAAAGCCGGTGAATAGATCGCCGGTGGTGCTGGCGATGTCGTGCAGGGCTTGCTTATCCCATCGGCTCAACTCGGCAGTACGGTTATCAGCCACGCCATACGCCGCCGCCGTGGCAGGGTCATCATCGACAAAGACCACGGCAATATGACTCCAGCCCAGCTTGTCTTTGGCAGCACGCCATGTGCCATTGCCTGCCTCGATCTTCCCATCCTGTAAACGATTGGCGATCACAGGTTTGCGCTGGCCGTAAGCCTTCAGGGATGCGGCAATGCGGTCCAGGTCATGACCCACCCGCGCATTGGCAGGATCTTCGTGCAGGCTGTCGATCGGCACGGCCAACGGTCGGAGAGATTCGGTTATGTAAAATAAATCGCTCATGGAAGTTTCTCTGGCATTTCCCCTGTCATCAAATGCCAGCGTTCCAACGTCGCTGCCACATAACCAGGATCGATCTCGACAGCTCGGCATGTGCGGTTCAATATCTCGCAAGCGATCAGGGTTGTGCCAGAGCCATTGAAAGGCTCAAAAACAATCTCATCGGGCTGGGTATAAAGCAGAATATGCCGCGCAGGTATCTCCAATGGGAAGGCTGCCACGTGGCTGTTGGAACCTGCTGTGCCTTTCACGTCATC